GTCAGCTCAATGTCCACAAGCGCACGCTCCGCCAGCCAGCACGTGTCTGGGGCACCAGTGTTGGTGGAGGTGGGCACCAGGGACTGGCCAGTTGGCGCCTGCAGGCGAACGTACATGTCACCGACCAGATCGCCGTTGCGGGCAATGGTCACGGACACGCGGCCACCGTTGGAGGGGGTGCCGTTCACCGTCTGCTGAATGTTCTCCATGGCGAAGTTGGTGTGACGCTTGTACACCGCCTGGAAGAAGGTCACCTTGGGCTGACCAGTCAGATACACATCCTGAGCACCGTAAGCAACGAGCTGCATAAGTCCACCGGCCATTTTGTACTATATCCAGAGAAAAAAATTTAGCTCAAAAATTAGTTGGCGAACGCGAGACCGCCGAGACCCGACTGTACGCGCAGGATGTTGTAGTTGACCGCGAACATACGCTGGTTCAAGCTCGGCATACCCGTCTTGAGGTTCACGGCCACTTGCGCCATGTCAATACGCGAGAAGTTGCACGTACCGCTGGGCTGGAGCTCCTCAGGCTTGAGGGCGAATGAGTAGACGTAAATTCCTGGGTATGGCGTCCCAGAGTGATACTGATACGTCTGGTACTGGTTGAAGTACTTGCCGTACTGGGGGACGAAACGATCCGTGCCGTTCAGAATCAGCTTGAACTGGTGGAGAGGACCCACCTCCACGCCAAACGTCAGATTAGAAGTCACCTGTGGCAGACCGGACTCAACCCAAAAGACGTTGCCTGAAGCCACGTTAGACTGGAAAGTGAAGAAAGTATCACCCGTAATGTTACTGTCCGTCACCACAATGTTTGATGTGGTGAGCAGAGGGGAGGAGAATGTGGATGGCACATACAGGAGTGGCGATCCGATGTGGGCTGGGGAGAAAGGGGCGCGGGAGCCCGCAATCTTGGCCGGGTCCACAGTCACGTTCACGTTGGACACACCGGACGAGAAGTTCCACATGGAATTGGGGTTGGTAGATGGCGCTGAAGTCTGGTAGCACCAGACGAGCTCCTTCACTGGGTGATTGTACTGCATACGGATCACACTGGGAGTGTTCTCGTTGGTGGAGCCGACTGGGTCGGCGTTGATGTACTGGACCTGCTCAATCAGATACTCGGAGGGCTTCTTGGCGAACTTCTCACGCTCGGTGGTGTCCAGGTACATGTAGTTGGCCCACACAGCGAACGGGTTCGTGCCAAAATAGCTGGCGTACTGGGGGCTGATTGTGAAGTCCAGGCGGACCTCGTGGTACTGCAGGGCTATCAGGGGCAGGTACAGGCCTGGGTTGCGGTTGAAGAAGAAGATCAGAGGCAGGTACACATAGCTCGTTGACGTTTGGTTGACGTTATTTGGCACTGGTGACGACGTGAGCTTTCCGTAATTCTGCTTCTTGGTGTCGTCCAGGAAAACCTCGGAGTACAGGCGGAACCACAGCTGGTAGTGCTTGTCAATAGACTGGCCACCGATAAAGAGTTCAACGGAGGTGAATGCACGCTCGGCCACCCAGCACATGTCGCTGACCACATTATCGGAGGTGAGCTGACCGGAGTCGGCGGTCGTGGGCTGTAGCACGACGAACATGTCACCGACGAGGTCTCCTGAGCGAGCCAGGGTCACGGACGCCAGGCCACCGGGGTTCACGGTACCAGCCACCGTCTGCTGGCTTGTTTCCATGGCGAAATTGGTGTGACGCTTGTAGGCGGTTTGGAAGAACGTCACCTTGGGATCTCCGGTCAGGTACACGTCTTGGGCACCGTATGCGACAAGTTGCATCAGAGCGCCGGCAGGCATTTTAATATACAGTGCGAAAATATTCACGCCAAGAAAGTATCACGAGATAGTACAATGTCTCGTGCCCGTATGCCAATGCCACCCCCTATGGAGGAGCCCGAGGAGGAACTTGATGAGATGGACGAGGAGGATGATGAGATGGAGGGCATGGATATGTTTGAGGCTCTGGGTAACCTACTTGCGACCGAGGACGGTGAGACGATTGCTGAAATCGGCAAGCGCCACGCTGATGCAGCTGAGAAGATTGCTTTGAATCTTGAAATGCAGAACAAAATTCTGGTGAAAATCCTGAGCGCCGTATCCAAACTCGCGCCAGCACCAGTCGAGACTGGAGTGCTCGCTCCCGCTTAAAAAAGTCTCGCGCAGTTTTAGTAATGGCAACCAAGGGGACCACACAAAAAAAGGCCCAACCACACGCCGATGGAAGTGCGTATCAAAAAGAAATCAATTCGTGGACACCCGAGGACCTAAACTCAAAGTTGGACGATTGTGAAAAGAATCTACACCTTGATTTGCAAAAAGAAGACAAGCGTCAGGAAATCTACAATTTGCTCGCCACCAAGTGGCTTCCAGCGAGTTCCAAGCGGGACGATTATGGACTTCCTATTGACATTGACAAGGATGACTTTGAACGTATGCTTGTGAATAAGCGTCGGACTATTGATATTTGCGGATTTATGCTCGCACGCGCCGAGCTCCTTGAGATATCTCATACGGAAACAGAGGACATTAATGGTAATAAGATGTCGTTTGAGCGCCGAATCAAGCGCTTCAAGGAATCTTACAAAAAGATTGTAAACAAGTTTATTGAAAACGATGCCGAGTTCAAGTTTCACAACTCCCCCCTCGCCGAGAGTCCTGACGTGGACTTTGACATTGGCGAGGCTGCGAGCTCCTACCAGAGTCTTTTGATCCATCTCCTGCGTCAGGCGTACAAGCAGGGGTTTCGTCGGTACCGTGATCAGTGTTGCAAGGAGATTTACAACACGCGTGCGTGGAGACAGATCAAGGAAATCAAGGATTTTGTCTACGACGAGACTCAAAAGGAGGATAACGTTGAAATGTGGATGAATCTCACGAATCGCGGAAACATGGCGCATGACGTCATCCGTCATCTATCAAACTGTAAGGATATCCAGTTTCAGGAAATCAAAAAGGATCGTCACGTCTGGTCGTTCCAGAACGGTCTGTTGGACTCCCGGCCGATAGACGAGAACCGGGACCCCATGACCGGAGCTTTTGGTTTCAAATTTTACGAGTATACGACCAAGGAATTTCACGAGCTTGATCCGTTGCTCGTGAGCTGCAAGTACTTTGACTTGCCGTTTGACCCGTACCACAACCTCACCGACTGGTATCACATTCCAACGCCTCATATGCAGAAGGTTATGGACTATCAGCGGTTTGATGAGGACGTGTGCCGGTGGCTCTACGTTTTCATGGGGCGGCTGTGCTTTGACGTGAACGAACTGGATGGCTGGCAGATTATTCCATTTCTGAAAGGAATTGCTCAATCTGGAAAGTCCACACTCATCACAAAGGTGGCTCGCAAGTTTTACGAGTGCGAGGACGTTGCGACGCTCTCAAACAATATTGAAAAGAAGTTTGGACTTCAGAGTATTTACAAGGGTTTCATGTTCATTAGTCCAGAGATCAAGGGTGACCTGTCACTTGAGCAGGCGGAGTTTCAGTCTCTAGTGTCCGGTGAGGATCTTTCAGTTGCGCGCAAAAACGAGACGGCGCTTAGCGTGCAGTGGAAGACGCCCGGAATCCTGGGTGGAAATGAGGTGCCCAACTGGAAGGATAACTCTGGGTCCATCCTCCGCCGCCTCGCGACTCTGAACTTTGGCCGGCAAATCGCAGCTGACGTGGCTGATCCCCATTTGGACGCCAAGTTGGAGACTGAGATGCCCGCAATTTTGTGCAAGTGTCTGCGGGCCTATCTTGACTACTCACACAAGTACGCTTCAAAGGATATCTGGAACGTCCTCCCCAAGTATTTTGTCCAAGTACGGAACCAGGTGGCGACCGTTACAAACTCTCTGCAACACTTCCTGTGCTCCGAGAAGCTTCGGTTCGGCACGGACCTGTTTGTCCCTCAACGCGAGTTCATCGCACGTTTCAATCAGCACTGCAAGGAGAACAACCTGGGCAGCTTCAAGTTCAATCAGGACTTTTACGCTGGGCCGTTCAGTGCACGCGATCTGGAAGTGCGTGTGGATTCAAAGATTTACAATGGGAACGCGTACTCCACCCAGCCTTTCATTTTCGGTCTAGACTTTTTGTCTGTGGAATAAAATATAGGAAAATAGTAATGGACCCGCTCGCCGAGCAGGAGCGTATGCAGCACGCTCGGATCGTCAAGTTTCAAAAACTATGGCGATCCAAGCGCGTTTTTTCAAACAGCCAAGGAAGCTGGAAGGTTTCACCCTCCATCCTTACCGCCAAAATAGTTACATTTAAATTGCCGACCAATTTTCTTTCAGTATTTCAATCGGCTCCCAAGGGTTTCTCTGAGATTATGGGATATAAGACCACCTTCAAGAAACCTGTAGTCCGGTGGGACAACGGGCGGTGGATAGGTGACGCTGATGGAGTCGCCAAGATTGTGGCCAAAAAAGGTCAGCAAACAATCGTCTTTACTGAGAATTACTTTGACGTCATGGGTCTCGGCAATTACGAAGAGGCTCTCTTGGCGATAGTTAAGAACGGCTGGGCCCCGAAGTTGCTGCTTGGTGCTCCTCCAACCTATAAAAAGATTGATGGAATTTTCTACGTGAATAAACCATTTGCTCTTGAAGATTTAAAAGACGAGCTTGCAAAGCTCCCGGCCACCATGCGCGAGTCTGTGCGATACACGCCCGAAGCGAGTGTACCCGCAGTTGTGCTCAAGCTCAAAAACCCCAAA